CAAAGCTTTCCTAGCTCTCTTCGTTGAAACACCCAAGAACGAAGCTTGCATCAAGCTAACAATACTTTCCTCGTCCTCACCATTTACAATGCTTTCCCCAATCTTGGGGTCAAGACTTGCTATTTGCTCAAGACTTAGCCTCTGAAGAAAGCTTCTGTCTTCCCTGTGCCAACCAACATAAGTAATAAAGATACCTCTTTCCAGAAGATAGTTGGCCCCAAGCTCCATTTCTCGCTTAAATCTAGGGATATACCCTGAAGTAATCATCCATTTAAGGAAATCACTAACCACCTTGGATCTTGGAATATCAGCAAATTCGACAGGAAATGCCCTGATATTTGACCTGTTCATGGCAGATAGGAACAAAGATACCAGCCGGGTGATCCTTTCGTCTATGGTATGGGCCTCAACATCAGAAGCTCCCTCCCAAGGAAAGGCATCAGCACCATGCTTACGCATATCCCTGCTCTTACCGGGCCACCAGTTACGTCTGTCATCGTAGCTACTCCGGCATAAATCGAAATAAGACTCCAGTTCCGTAACCGATTGATTGTATGAATGTAAAAGAGATTTAACGTCAGGTTCTTTACTCACGTATGTCAAGGACTCCGAAATTGAATTATTCTTCATTTACTTTATTTCTCGCTGATTGTATTATGTGAGAGATATATTCCCTGCTAGGAGCACTTATCATATCACATAAATCATACGGCAGTATAGGTATTCCACTTTTATGGGTAACTCCCCTGCAAAAAATCTCCCAAGCAATCAAACGATCAACTTGCTCAAATATCCATCCCCGATTAAGGGTAATGTCATCCGGGATATCTATAACTGGTTCCATTTTTATCCTTAATGCCGTGAATTATTATGTTCTTGTGTATTAACTTTCCTCTGTATCTTCGGGGAATTGAAACAGCAACCTTCTCTCCTATTTCTTTTATCTCCGCAAAGACATAGTTGGGATTCAAGGCCGGCTTAATAACCCATCCCTTGAAATGTTTTGGAACAATTTCCTCTATATAGGCTGCCTCTCCCAATATAACCTGACCCTCCTCCGTGATCCATGTGGCTCTCTGTTTCCCTGATACCATATCACTTGATAATTTATTATTAACCAAGTTCATAGCCTTCTCAAAAGAAATGTCTAACTCCTTGGATATTTGAATAAGTCTTTTCTTTGGCATTAATAACCCCCAGAGCCTTTGCTCAAAACCGATAACGATTGTTCAGTGACATGGTCAGGACCCTCTCCACCATTCGACATTCGCAAATAGCGAACCAAATCAAAAAAATCTTTAAGAGCCTCATCCGACTTACCTTTTGAATTATAATTAATTAAACTGTCAATTAAATTTCCACAATCCTTGTGTATAAAACATCTTGGCTTATTAGCCGAATCAATCTTCACATTAGGAGTATAACTGAACCATTCGTCAATCGCATTAATTCCAATCTCCTCAGTCCTGCCATCAGAAGGGACAAATATTAAACCATATTGGTCAAACGCCGTGAATAGATCTTCATTGTTTTCATTCTCCCTAGCGAAGTAACGACTGTCCCCAATCCTTTCAAATACCGTAATATCAAGTTCTTCCTCTATCTCTAAAAACAAATCAGAGTATCCCTTAACATTATACCCAATCTTCTTCGTTGCAGGTCCCCGTGACCATCTAGGATCTCCAAATAAAGCCCATTCACCATAACTGTCCCTGTCAGGCCACTCACGCCGAATGTATACATCTCCCTGCCCGTTCACCGCTGCCCATATAGCAGTGTAGTTGCGAGCACCCGCAGGGTCAACAACCTGATAACAGGTAAATCGTTCCTCGTCAGTTATATCGGGGAATACCATCCCATACTTATTAGGAACATCCGAGAGGACATTAACCTCAGTATTGAATAAAGGAAGGAGAGAAGTCATACTCCTTACCGGAATCCCATACGCCCTGACCAATATCTCCTCCTCTGGCCTGTTTTCCAAGTCCTTTGCCAGCCTGTCAAATCCCCCAAAAGGATTCTCATCCGAATGCAGGTAAACAACAGACGCATCCCTTGCAGGGCTATATTGGCGTACAGGAACCTGTTTACCCAGTAATGAAGCCATCTTGGTCTCCAGTATCTCACTCCCCTTCAGGTATTCATTAATGAAAGGAGTGTAACCATTGATCGGAGTAAAGGCTATCAGCATCTTGCTGTTACGAGTGGCTAACCTGAAACGTAAAGTATTAATCAAAGATGAATCACCAAGATACTCATCCAACCAAGCTCCAATGTTAAGACTGTTGGGATACTTGAAACCAAACTCAAACCCTTCCAAAATAGTCTGGTTATTACTGAATTGAGTGTAAGTCTTGAAATCAACACGAGTCTTAGTGTCCGGGAATATGAAACTACTCCCAGTAAAACCATTCTGCATAGAGTAGTTGATGTAACCCTCCACTCCCTTGGTTTTCTTCTTAAACTCTTTAGGCATCATCTCCCATATAGATGCCTGTTGAACCTTCCTAGATGTATCCGCATTCTGTGAAAAACAAACAATGTGACCATTCTTGTTCTTCATAACACTCTCCATCACTATCTTGGCACACCCAGTTGTCTTTCCAGACCTGTTGCCCCCTAAACAAAGACATTCATTATACTTAACAAGACCATCCCTGATCCTACTCCAACCATTCAAATCAAACCCATGCCTAACAGGATCATTGACGGAAAACTCTATCAGCTCCTCATACTGCCTGTGATAATCCAAAAACCCGTCAGGGTCACTCTCGAGCATCTGTAACAACAGATCATCAGCAAGTGGCTTTAATATAGGATGGGGAGTGAATTCTAGCGTTTTCAATTGTTCCAGAACATTGGATCAAACCGATCATTAAGGTAATCCTTGCTGTCAGGGTATCTCTTGGGCTTCTCAAACTTCCCTTTAAGCAAGTTCATTAACTTCGCCGGAGGAAGACCAACAACACACACATTACCGTCTTTCTCCAGAACAATCCACCACTGGTCTGACATGTCTGAAAGAACTTCAGCCACGAAATCCATGGAGTTATTTTCATTTTGGGGGAACATCTATAACATCTGATTTCTTGTATTCTAACATACGTTTTTTAATCATCTCTTCCGTGGCAGTTAGCTGCTCCCTCGTCACCACATGCCTCTCCTCGGTTATCTCAGAAGGTTCCCCCCTGAAATGATTACTAGACCGCTCAGCCTTTTCCAAGGCAATGCTGACAGGAAGCAGATCCTTTATTTGCACCACACTGTCCTCATCATCAAGAGACCTAGATACCCTGTCAATGATCTCTTCCTGTAAAGAATATAGCTTTAAGAAATTCCTTGCAGAAATCTTAGCTCCAAGATCCTTCCACTTCCCTACATAATCAGCATAATCAACCAAGACACTTACAATTGTGTGCTTTGTAAAGCCATACTCCCTGCGAATACCACCAACACTAAACCCCTGACTGTGGAGATACAGGATCTTAGCCACCTTGTTAGGGTTGTAACGACTTAGACTCTTGATTCCCTGAACCTCCTTCTTCCCTGAAACATCCTTAATAGCCTCGGCTATTCCACTCATTATTTTTTTACGCTCATTCATTATTATGATTTTACCACACGCAAATGGACATATCTGTCATTATATTGCAATGAAAATTAAACTTTAGTGTTAGTTAATGATATCGGGAATATACCATTCCCTCGTAATCCTTCAAGTAAAACCGTTAGCACCTCATATTTTTAAAGGGCAGTTTATGTATATAGTAGTGCGCTCTGGTCGTTGGGTCGATCCCCTCCCCCCTGTCTGTAAGTAGTTGGCAATCAACAGTTTACATGGCGTAGGTTATAAATTAATGAAGATTCAAATTTTACCAAAAAAGGTGGTTAGGAGTCGGTTTTTATTAGCTGAGAAAAATAGGTTTTCGGGGCAAAAAAAGGAAGGCTCCTCAACCTATGAAAAAGAGACAAAAGGGAGGGAGGAAAATGAGGGTTTACCCTAAGTTATTTATTGATAGCATCAATTAAAGCTTGCAAGGGTTCATCCGGAGGAGGTAAAAGCATGATCACACTAACGTTAACCAAATAAAAATATGACAATTAAAATAAAAAACGAAGGCTTTTATTCAAAGTATGGGGACGAAAAGAGATTCGCCCTTCTAAGAGAGGGCACGGACTACACTGTCCACAGTATAAGAGGAGACAGAACTATTGTCTATGGAACAGACATTAGCAACAGAGCGTGCTTAGCTATTGTCCACTCAGAGGAGGTAAAAGCATGAACGGATTCATCTTGTATAAAGGGATCACAAACGGGCAACGGTTCGTTGTAATTGCAACGGGGTTTAACCGGGCTTCATCAAATATCAAAACCGGGGACATGATCCAAATTTGGATCTTACTTGTGGATCAAAGCCCGGTTGCGGGCATTCAATCCGGGCTTGATGCTTTGACGATCTGCATCGGGTGTCCCTTTTCCAGTGGCAACGGGTGTTACGTCAACCTAGGCCAAGCGCCCTTGGCAGTGTGGAAAGCCTATAACAATGGGTCCTATGCACCTTTGGAGGACTATTCTGTCTTTCAAGATAGGGAAGTTCGCTTTGGGGCTTATGGGAATCCTTCTCTACTTCCCTTGCGAATCGTGAAAGCGATTAGACGGCGAGCCGGAAAAACAACAGGCTACTTTCACGACTGGAAAGCGAATCAAAAAGCTAAGAAATACAACAGGTATTTTATGGCTTCAACTGATACCTTGGCATCTTTAGAAGAAGCCAAGTCACAAGGCTTGCGGGTCTTTCATTCTAGCCGGAATAAGCCTTTGGGAAAGTTCACTACCTGCTTAAATGTGACACGTGGTAAAACGTGTGCAGAATGTGGGATATGTAACGGCGGGCATGGTCCTGACATATGGGTGCCACTTCACGGCTCCGGGGCAAAGAAAGCCTTTCAATTGATCAATAACTAAACACTAAAAATAGAAGGAATAAACATATGAAAAATACAGTATTAAGAAGTTACTCGATCGAAGACGGGGCAAAGTTTTCGGTTAAAGATATAGATGAAGCTCACAAACTTTATAAAGCAAAGGGTGGTGAGTATGGAAGGACCGGGGGTTTTCTGAATAGAGGTCCCATTAGAGCTCTTGATGATAATCTATGGCAAACGACACTAAACGAACTCTACAGCATCATAGACAAGAAAGGAGATTCATAAAATGCCATATAAACAGACATATGTTGACCGAAAAATAGTAATGATAGAACGCCGGGAAAGCTATGGAAACGTACGCTACTATCCTTTAAACACTTCAGCCAAATTGCTGACTTGTTTAAGTCCTAATCAAAAGACCCTGACTCATTCCAATCTCAAGATTATAGAAGAGCTTGGTTACGAGATTGACGTTGCCAATCCAGTAACAGATTGGAGGTCCTAATGATTGAAAGCATACTTGAGATACTCATCAGACTGCAGATTGTAGCGGTACCTATCCTGATAGTGATCCTATACTTGGCACTGCGGAAAAGGTAGCCACAAAACCAAAGCCCGGGCTTAATTGACCCGGGCTTTTTTGTACCCTGATGTTGGCAAGGTGGCGTTTGTGGCGTATTGCATGGGGGGTAAGTCCTATTCTCAGACAGAATGCTTTCTAGGGGTATTAGCGGGCGTTCTAGAAGGTACACAAAAAAAGACCCCCATTGACGGGGGTCCTTGGGATTGGAAGGCTGGGGGCTACGCAGCGAGTGCCAAGTCAGAGGTTCCCTCTCCTCGTAACTCTGCCCGACTCTCCTCGTTCTAATACCCCTGTTTTTTTAGGTAAATAGTGCAATTTTTTACTTTACATCCCTAATAACAATATCAATATTTATAACCATATGAAAAACCAACAGTTGTTTGAGGCCATCATGGCCCATGAAGAAGAACAAGAGGCTCACGCCTACCACTCCATCGAGGGGCAGTTGATTAAGACTGCCCTCTCAACGGCAGCAATCAAAGTCGTGATGGATGAGGAAGACGAGAAGGCATATCACCAAGACATGCAAGAGATGGATCGTGAACCAACAGACGAGGAGTTGGACATTATGTTCCTCCGGATCTTGGAGGAGGAGCGACTCACCGCCGACAGAAGAGTCACATGAGTTGGAAACCTCTGGTATATTGGACTAAGAAACCCAAACCGTTTCCCCATCTGAACACTACCGATAAAGCTGTGCTTATAACTCTGGCATCATACACTGGCCGGGAGGACAAATGTTTTCCCTCGGTTGACACAATCGCCAAGACCTCGTGGTCCTCACGGTCCAGTGTCATCCGATCTTTGGACAAATTATCTGAGTGTGGGTTAATTGCCCGGAACAAACGCTACAACAAGTCCACCATTTACACCATAGTCTCGGGGGTATCAGAATGAACCTCTATCTTAGTATTACTAATACTATTAACTATTAATAATTAAATACTAATACTTAATACTTACAGTCCCAATATGAAACCTGAAAAAATTAAACCGGTATCAGTCTCAACCACCACCACCTTGGGTGAGTTTGCTGATACTGCTAAGACTCCCAACGATGACTGCGTCATCCTGCGGTGGGGAACAGAACCCACCGCAATTGTAAACTCAAACCTGATATACGATGTGGCAGAAACACCGTGCAACACTTCAACACTTCAACACTTCGACGAATGTCTCGACGACTGACTCTTGACGATATCCGGGAGACGGCCAAGGCCCACAAGGGGGTCTGTCTCGACACGACCTTCGAGAACTGTCGCACCACCGTGAGGTGGCAGTGTCATTTCAACCACGAGTGGGACGCTCCCATCTTCCGTGTCCGATGGGGCAGGTGGTGTCCTGTGTGCAGGGTAGCCATGAAGAGACGTCGAACCAAAGCTAGGTTTGTAAAAGCAATCAGGGAACAGGACCCGGTATACTGGGCTGACAGGTTGTTACGAGTGCGTGATGACTTCACCCGCTCGTGGGTGGCATCAATCATATGGTGGGCATACAACCTACCTGCGAGGGACTCGGACTGTCCGTTGTTCCAGATGATGGACGATCACATTCATGGACAACCCTACTCGGAATCTGATTTCAAGAAGGCAATGAGATCCATTGGACTGCCACCACCAGCTTTGATTGTGCCATCCTAGCTAGCTTTTTGGTATAAACTCGGCCGAAACTTATACCAAACTTTTAGTATCCGAAAAGTTTTCATAAACTATTAAAAGTTTAACCCAAACCGTATAAAATTTATAACACAGAGAGGAAAAACAAATGGACAAACGCCAAATCCGCAGGGATTTTTTAAAAATAGACAAGCTGGTCCCACCCGGGAAACCACCCAGACCAGTGAAGAAACGGGGACGACCCATCAAATGGACCACACCACGGGTGCCATTGTATACTCGGGTGGATCAGAAGACTAAGGACCGATTGATTAAGGACTCAGTTGGTGGAAGCGTAGGTGAATTTTTAGATAAACAATACAATGATTAGTCCGCAAGAACTCAAGGTGCGGTTGAGTGCCAACATCAACTCATTGATGAGCGAGGTTTTCCCTGATGCAAAGAGGGAGACGGCAGGTAAGTATACGATGGGGGACCTCGACGGGAACCCGGGCAGGTCCACTCAGGTATACCTGCACAACCAAGCCAACGTTTATGTAGCCAAGGACAACGCCACTGGGCAAGTCTTAGGGATTCTCGATCTACTGATCCGAAAGCGTGGGACAGGCTACCACGACACCGTGAGGTGGGCGTTACGCTGGCTGGGCATTTCACAGAGTGAGATCCACCCGGTTAAGCAGGCTTCGGTTGCAGTGGAGGCCAAGTTGGATACCTCCGCACTCAGAGGCAGTGAAACTGCCAAGTATCTGGCTGCTCGAGGAATCAATGAGCGAGTGTGCTCCAAGTATGGGGTGGCGCCTTACCTGAAGAACGGTAAGGAGTTCTGGACTGCTAGCTTCTACGATGAGGAAGGAAGGAGCAGGATGTTCAAATGCACGAACATCGAACGGGGATCTAAGAAGCAGATCTTTACCAGCAAACCACCGTTCTGGTCGCTGTTTGGTTTGAACACCATTGACGACAGCAAGTCCATCCTTCTGACGGAAGGTGAGATCGATGCCATGAGTCTGGATGCCATCCAGTCCGGGATTCCTGAGACTTCGGAGGACACAGCCATACCTGCACTCAGCGTCCCTTGTGGAGTGAGCAACATGGATTGGATCAGCAACAACTTTCAAACTCTCAGCGGATTGGAAACCATCTTCTCCTGCTGTGACAATGACTCGGCGGGAGATCAGCTATTCTTAAAGCTCGGAGAGCGACTTGGAGTGGACAGGGTTAAACGTCTGTCCATTCCATTGGAGTATAACGATGTTAATCAATGGTATCTGGAGGCCAAACCCACCTATCAGGATCTCTTTGCGTTGATTCACGAGGCAGAGGGACACACCCTTGCCACCCTGTCCAAGGCCAATGAGTTCAATGTCCAACTCACCGATGAGATCACCCGCTACGAGCAGGAGAAAGAACACCGTAATTTTATCTGGGATGTGCCCTTGAGTCTGAGACCTAGCGAATTGATAATAGCAACAGGCCTGCCCGGGCATGGGAAATCTCAGCTCTGTTATGAAATCCTCCTTCATCAAGCACTGGAACAGAACCGTAAGAGTCTGGCTATCAGCTTCGAGATTACCATCCCTAACATGCTGTGGAATCTGGCACACATACATGCTGAAGAAGCACCCACCTACGAGAACCAAGATGAGATCATCAAGGACTTTGACAACATCTTCTTCATGGACTCCTCCTCATTCAAATCCATCAAACACAACTGGGAAGGAGTGGAGGAGAACATCCGGTTCGCCAAACAGAAGTGGGGGGTGAGTTTTGTTCTGATCGATTCGTTCCAGTACTTGGCTCCAAAACTGGCGTTCGATCTTCAGTCTCTGATTATTAAATCGATGCAACGATTAGCAGTCAAGGAGCAGATGACCATCCTCCTCATTGCTCACAGCGATGGGAAGAAGATGGATCAAGGGGGTAAGTATCCTCCCAAGTCTCCTTCTGATATACTCGGGTCACAGGACACCGGGGCTGCTGCTCACACCATCTTCTCCTGCTGGCGCAACACCCAGAAAGGACTCATTATGAGTGGCGATGACGAGGAGCAGAAGAAGGTGTGGTCCAAGAAGTGTGACGGTAAGTTCACTGTGTTTAAGCAGCGAGCAACCGGAGACAATTTCGAGAAGGACCTCTGGTTCGATACCGAGAAGAGGAAATTTTCACTAACACCAATCATAACCTACGAACCCACGGAGGGTTTGTATTAAAACCAAATAAGATCATGCCGATAAAAACGATAGAAAAAGTGGAGATCATGAAAAAAGAAGATGGTTCCCCAAAAACAAAGAACATCCCGAATGTGGGAGACCTCTATGAACTGTGGGTCAAATGCACAGATGATTTCGAGGGAATATCCATGGCCAAATCAACTGAGCCGTTCTATACCACGCCGGGAACCAAGGTTTCCATCACGGAAAAGACGGATCGCAACGGTAATCCTCGATTAGCGAACAACGGAAACCCCGAAATATCAGTCAATCGATTGAAGGATGACGGTTCAGAATGGGACAACAAACCGAGGTATGCCATGAGTCAGGATAATACTCCCCAAGGACAGGTAACGTCCTTTGCCAACCTGTCCAACATCAAGGGGCAATACACAAAGAACACACGGGGGATTGAGATCGGACAGGCTCTGAATAAGGCTGCTGATTTCATGACCAACGGAACTGACTGCGACAAGCAGACATTGTTTGCCCTTGCAACGGCTATCCTTGAAGTGGGGGATGCCTTGAGAAGCGGAAAGGAATTGGAATTCAAAAAGGAACCCACACCTGTGGCCTTTGAGGAAAACCCATTCTAATCCATTGTTTTGGGGTAGCCAATGGGGGCTACCCCTCTGAACTTTAATATAAAATTAAACACCTATGCATTTTTACGAAATCTCAATTAATGGTCCGTTCTTGAGGACCGATGTTGAAACTCCACCGCAGGCGAGAAAGCTTGTAGAGTCAGGCGTAAGGGTTGTCGCCAGTGTGACCACCAAACTAGCCATCTGCCCCAAACCCTACCTAGAGAAGTGGGGGAAGGAGGAGGCTGCGAGACTGGCCCGTAAGTATCCTCTCCTTCCGATCCCTGAAATAGTTGCTCGGGTCTATGGAGTGAGGGTCCATCCCGAAACAGGGGAGGAGATCCTCACTTCTCTATTTGGCACCTTGGTGCATAAACAACTGGAGGATGCCCTCAATCTTTTAAAGTTTAAGAAACGATGGTCCAATAAACCATATGAGAAATTCGTTAAACCGTTCTTGGAGTGGTTTAAAACAAACCAGTTCAGTGTCGTTTCATGCGAGAGTATTGTCGCTGGTTACAACACAGTAGGTCAGGTGGATCTAATAGCAACGCACAATGGTAAGGTGTGCCTGTTTGATTATAAGACCCGGGAAGCAGGGGACAGCGGTATATCCAAGAAAGCTTACACCTCCGACTGTATGCAACTGGCCATTGAAGCCGAGATGGTTATGCATAAGATGAAATTATCCTATCGGCCTGATGTCTACACTGTCATTATTGACAGCAACTCCGGGGAAACCTATGCAAAGAAATGGACAGACACTGCTGTTGAAAAGGCAGCCATCGAAGCCAAGTTTTACATTAACCATTACGACGACATCTACAGGCTACATGCCCCTGATAGAAAACCCTTACCCTAATGAACAAAGAAATATGGAAAGACGTTGTTGGTTATGACAGAGACTATCAAGTCTCCAACCGAGGCGGGGTTAGATCCCTGAAATTTAACAAGACTAAGATTCTAAAACCCCAAACCCATGGCAATAATGGCTACTGGCGAATTGGGCTTTGCAAAGGAGGAAGACAAAAATTTCACCGCATTCCACGTCTAGTTGCCAAAGCCTTTCTCCCTGATTGGGATGAGAGTTTAGAGGTAGACCACATCAATGGGGTGAAGAAAGAAACCTACGTATCAAATCTGAGAATGGTAACCCATCAAGGGAATAGCAGAAGCTTCAGAACCAAGGCGCAGGGATGCACTTCTAGATTCCGAGGTGTCTCTTGGCGTAAGGATAAGAAGAAATGGACGGCTGTCATCACCTTGGCTGGGAAACAGAAACACCTTGGCTACTTTGTTGATGAGGCAGAGGCAGCAAGAGCCTATAACAAGGCAGCCATACAATATGGATTCAACCCTGAAGCACTGAATCAACCTAAACCAAATATAAAATGATAAAGAAAACTAAAAGATTTGTGATACAATCCTCCACCATCTCTGACAAAACTGACATCCCCGAGAGGGGAACCTACCTGCACGAATACTACCTGATTGACAAGGGTCATTGGGTCCCACAATCAGATCGATACCTCTATTATAATGAGGCGAGGAGGAAGCAGGGACCCCAGCAGGTGGTGACCAATCGCTCCACCCTTCTTAACAGGGGATGGGACTTTGAGTTTAGACCTATTCCTGTTAAGCCCGAGGACCGGACAGTGGTTGAAAGAGATGAAGTGATAGAGCAAACAAAACGACAAGAGGGTCATCGAGGTACAATACCTTTACCTTCATCACGAAAACCCTTACCTATAAGAAAATGAAATGCCATACACTGACCCTGAACAAGAACGTGAATACAAGCGTGAGTGGCACCTCCGTAGGACTGCTGAAAAAAGAAAATGGTTGAATGAATATAAATGCAATAAACCATGTTCTCGTTGCGGGAAAATCTATGACCCTTTGTGCTTGGATCTGCATCATCTCAATCCAATAAATAAGGTGTCAACCATAGCAAGTCTCGTGCAAGGCACCGTTCCGCTGGTTAGCCTACAGAAAGAAGTTGAGAAATGCATCATCCTTTGTGCCAACTGTCACCGACTTCACCACTATAAAAATTAATCTAAAAATGATAACAACAATCTCACCACCCGATCCAGAAGAATTGTCAGAAGCAGTTTGTATACTGGCAGCACATATGAAATACACTCCACTCAAACTCTTGGAGGAGTTATTCCTGTCAGAGTATTTAAACGAAGAGGACGTAGCTAAGGTTGCCTTATACTTGGGGTTGCCTTACGAACAAATCCGTCGTATCATCGAGGACATTTAATAATGAAGAAGAAACCATGGACCCAGTCTCGCTGGAGACTCTTTAAGCTGGCAGCTTGGAGGGGGGCTAGGAACCCTTTGAAGTATGAGGCAAGGGGTAAGGCCCTCGTGGGTCGTAAACTCAATCCTAAGACCAAGAGGATGCGTAATGAGTATAGGTGTAGATCATGCAAGGGGACCTTCCCTGTAAAAGGAGTATCTGTAGATCACATCGAGTCAGTTGTTCCACTTGACTGGGCGGATAATGAGGACTGGGATTGGAACGTGATCGACAAGAGACTCTTTTGTCCTCTGGATGGGTTACAAGTTTTATGTAAAAAATGTCACAAGGAGAAAACGGATGAAGAAAATAAAGAAAGAAGAGAAAATAGGTACAGACAGAATCAGGAATCTTAAAGCCAAACTCGCTGAGGTTATGTTGAACAACATAACTATGGCCCAGATGTGCAACTTCCTTTTTAAGAAGTGCCAAGAGAATGCCGACACGAAGGTCAGCAAGATGAGTTCCAAGGAGATCCTGCAGTTAGAGAAAGAACTCGACACGAAGAGTCCCCCGAAGCAGAGTAAAGAATAATTAATGGGGGTGCTTGGTGAGCTTTAGCAGTAATGTGGGCAGGGTTTGTTTGTTTTACCTTTATTAAACCCAAGACCCCCATGTATTCTCCACGTAAAGAATTCGATGAAGACCTTCACCAAGAATTCGATTTCACTGCGAAACTTAAAACAATCGAATATCTAGGCAATCTAGGTATTAATGCTGTAGAGAACCCTGACAGGTGTGGGGTGGATCTCATTGTCCCCGACTGCTTCTATGTAGAAGTCGAATGCAAGTATGTGTGGACCGGGGAAGAGTTCCCCTATAAGGACGTTCACCTGCCCTACAGGAAGTCTAAATACTTCAACCTAGATATGCCCACCCTGTTCTGCATCTGGAACCGGGAGTTCAGCCACCTGATCTCATTCAATAGCTTTATCGTTAAAGAGATAGAACCCGTTGAAGTTAAGAACAAGTATATCCCCGAGGGAGAATTGTTCTTTAAGATACCAATAGACCCTGAATTCTTATAGTAAAAGATCTAGCGTGTGCTGGGCACAAAAATTGATTAATGCTTCGGGCTGATACCTACATTAGGCGGACTATACTCCCTTATAGCCATTAAATCACCCTCAGTAATAATCGTCTTATCCCGTAACTCTACCTGTAATACCCCGTTCTCTTTTATGTTGGGATAAATTTCAAATAATTTTTCAATTTTATTTAATCCCTGAAGTGTGGATAATAACTTCTCAACTTCGGTCATTTTATAAAACATAGAACTATCAATTTTTTTCTTGTAATTCATAGCATCGGTATAGGTAGGATAAGTAATGTCTCCTACTTTTGCATCATAACTAAAGACGTCAAATACATCCTCATCCGTATGGGGTTTCCCTTCATTAATCAGTTGGGTTTTTTCTCTCTGCCATTTGTCAGCGATTGAATCGCTTACCACCACCTGAAGGTTTCCTACTTTATTTCGTAAAATGTCAATTATCTCCCATTGACTAAGTCCAGCCTGTTTATACAAACTAACAATCCTCTCTTCGTCTATAGTTCCCGAAGACACATCCATCGCTGCATCTTTAAGTCGGATTAATTTTGTAATATGCGATTGGTAATCCTTATTAAGATCTTGGAATGCAGTTAAATATTTCCTTTTATCAATCATAGAAGCTTCTTCATTCTGTAAATCAAGTGTTGCCTCAACAATACCAACCTCTCTTCCAAACTTGGCTTTAAGGTCTTCCTGCCTTATTCGTGCAATATTTTTAAGGTTGGTCCTAATATTATTTATAGATTGGGAACTAGGGTTGGCCTCATATATCAAGGATCTCTCTACATCATAGTCTTGTGTTCTTATACCCAAACTCCTATATAACATCTCATCCCAATCTCGCCTTGGAGTTCCTTCAATAAACCCTCCAAGTTCTAAAAGATTAATAAAATCACCCCAGCCTGCCACACGAAATGTGCTTTCTATAAAATACCACAATCGGTCTTGTCTGTTGGAAGCCTCTTCCGCTGATAAACTTATTGGATTTCCTCGGTCATCAAACCCAGATAGCGACTCCATCCCGCTTTGCATAATAAAATTACCCTCACCACCAAATTCATCAATAAGGATATTCATCAGGTTGGTCTTTATTTGATTATCACTGGCATCTGGATCTTTGGAAAATAAATCTGCAACTGCACCTACCATTCTAGGGATTAAACTATATTGGTTTATGTAAGCTAAGTTTACATATCGGCCCTTAGTCGGATCATCTTTGTTTGGGAAAAATATTAAATCATCATTCCGATTCCAAGGAGCAACAAAGTTCCTCAACTTGTTTCGCATATCAGAATCAAATCCGGTTGCTTCATCATTTAGCCCAAGCCATAAGGCGGTAGAACCCGCAGCCACCGCTACAAAGGAAGCTTCATTTCTTAAGCCACGCCACCGTAACTTACTTTTTGTTGATTCAGAAACATTTTTAAGGAACTTTCGGTCCATTCCCATTTCCAAAAGAAATTTCTCTGGCTGGAATTGCATCTTTAATGGAAGGACAGTAAGATTAACTGTGTTCCTTACCAACTCAGCATTAAACGTAGCAAAGACAGGTAAGACACCCCACTTTGAAGCTTGCTTAACAACAGGAGCAACATTGTCGTAATTAGGATAGTGAGCATTGGTGAAGTTTGCTGCCATTTCCGCCACCATGTTGGATCGGGTAACCTCATCAACCCCATCTAAGTGAGGGACTATATCATCAAACATCTTGGAATTTCCTTTCCAAGTTATATACCGAAATGCGTTATCTATAGAAGAATAAACAGAACCGGGGACTTTTATAATTGGATTATCTGTGATCTTTTTAGTCCAACTACCCTCAATTATATTATCATATAAGGCTCCTTTAACTACGCTGTTGTCTAATACGCCCAACTCTATAGCCTTATCAAAGTCTCTTATTACTTCCGCCTTTTGGGGCCCCACACCAAACTCACTTAAACCAGCTCTGGCTGCCGTGACCATATTCCTGAAAGGATTATTACCCGAAGCAAACGTAGCCATTACTGCACCAATTGTATTGGTTGGGAAGGATGCAAAATTCAACGCTACTAAACCATACTTAGATGCAAATATTCCCAAGCTTAGAGCTTCCTTAGCAACGCCAGCAGCAGGGACCGTTGAGCCTTCAGACATTGATTTTGCAATGCGATCAAACCTGATATCATCCAAAGCTCTTGCGACTCTAGGAGTTGTTTCTACCTCAAGGGTATTATTGAAAAAATTAATTGTTGTAGTGCCTTGGCCTCCAGCATCAGGAGTTAACACTCCCCTCGCTTCTGCATTTCTCCTTAATTCTTCTGCCCCTTCCCTAAACATTATGCGGGTATGAGGCATTTTTTGTACAAAATCTATTCTTTTGGCTAAACCAGACTGGGCTAAAGATTTGAGGACATGAAAATCGACTTGATTTTTAACGGCTAATGATGCCAGTTGCCTATTACTTACCTCAAGAATACTACCGTAGTCTACTAACTCAGTCCCGGGAATCTTTAACGGACCACCAAAAAAATCTAGAAACTCCTTGGGCCAGTTCGTCATTTTATGTTTTATAATATCCTCTTCGGATATTATATTTGATTTACCTTTCAGGTTTTTATCAACCTGCGTAGCCTTGTTCTTTGCGGAATTATTTAGATATCTATCGGTGTAATCCTGAATTCTTTTTATTTTTTCAACTCTTAAAGCCTCGGGACTTAACGGTTTCTTTTTTCCAGTATCACTAAAAGCCCAAGCTGGTGGCTCTTTCCCGTTATCGCTTCTTACAAATCGAGTAATGGGTTTAGGAGTTTTTCTTTTAGGTCTCCTTATCCTCGGCGGCCCTCGGCGTGCGACGGTATAGGTTGTCAGTGAAGCGTCAGAACGAACAGCCCTGGGTAGGGGCTTTTTAATTGTTTCTTCAACAACTTTAAAGTCTCCAAATCCCCAGTCAGCACCCTTGGAACTCTTTAAAAAATTCTTTAAATTTGTAAGTGACTGTCTAAAGATTTTTTCTTCTTCGGGTCCACTCGGGTAATTCTTGTCGTCAAATATTCTATATGATACATGTAACCACCTGCCATGACTATCATATATGTCCTTTAACCACTTCCTTTGGTCAAGTGGAATTTTATCAAGAAAGTTTGGTTTTAAAAATGGGAAAACTACCTGTTGAAATTGCTGCATTCGCTCGTATAACACACGAGCTTCACCAGCAATAGGCTTCATTGCCGAAGTTGGAGTATCAATTTGTCCTGTTAAAAATCTAGTTGTATCAATACCTATTGTGCTGGCAGGATCTTGTAAGGTGATTTTTTGAATTTTGTCCCTGACCTTACTAGTCAATCGAGCGTTAGCAGTTCCTTGTCTTTTAATATTTTTGATTTTATTTCTTAAAGGATTCTTAACCACCATGCTTGGGAAAGTTCCTGTTAGAAAATTATTTATAGTATTAAGAACTTTGCCCCTTGTAGCTAAAGAACTTGGGCTTATTGGATTTGCTTGTGCCTGTATAGCTTCAATGATAGTCAAGCCTATGGCTTCACCTTCTATATCGTCAACGACCCTGCCTAGAAGTTCATCCGCTCTCTTGTTGGAAGCTACTCCCCTCCTTTCTCCATTTATAGGATTTAAACCAAGACGTTTCACTAACTCGTTTTTTTCTAAAAATGGTAATTGCTTCCACTTAGATAATCTTCCGGCAACAGTAAGCATAGCATCTGCTTCTTCACCGGGACCAGATAAGTCATTGGAGAAATGAGCAGCATCTTGAGATATACCCCTGTCTATATCATCAGCCGTTGCCACAACCCAGTCAATATCAGCCTGCGTTGCCTTTGGAGTGCCCTTGGGAACTTTGTCAAAACCGGGCACAAAAGGAGCATCGTCCAGAATCTTAGGGAACCCGGGCACAATATCCCCAGTTAGTCCTAAGTAGTCACTAACTCGCCTTTTGGTTGCCCTATATCCGGCTCCCACAGACATTCCTGCTCCTCTTGCACCGAGGCCAAAGCCTCCTCCCCACAAACCTAACTGAGTAACCTCTTCCTTCGTTGGAAGACGTTTTTCATCTATGATTGCTCTAGTGGTAGCTTCGGTCACACCATATCCAACTCCCCTAGCACCTTCTTTTGCTATTATTCCAACTTTTGAAGCTCCCCTAACTGCTTGACCTCCGGGGACTGCGGTAATCAGACCACCCGCAACTGCTCTTCCCCAAGAAATTTCATCCCAACTCCTGCCCTCTGCTCTTTGAGCTAACACACTAGACCCAAATCCTCCAGAGAATGAAACCGCTGCATAGGTGAGGGGTGCTGTAACAATAGCAGCAGGACCAGACAAAGCTCCAACTATAGCCCCGGCCTTAATCCCCGCAGCCTGTGAAGCAACTCCCCCCACTGTTTCTACTGCTATACCCTTTCCAAGCTCCTTTAAAGAGATTGGATCTTCAGGCTCGGGAAGATCTCCTCCTAATATAACTTCCGATGGATGTTTCTTATGAGTAGCCCGTTGTCTTTCAATAGCAACTCTAGCAATTCCCCCCACTGGAACCGGACCTCCAGAGACTGGATCTAAGTCTTTCTCTATTATTTTGGATCGGGTGGCCATAGCTCTTTCTTTAGTTTAATGTAATAACCCGCATGATATATGCCCCCTATTGGAGTGACATTCTGTTGTGTCCTGTAATCTCCTGCTTGCATCTGACCTCCCCCCACTGGATATGGCGTGCGGCCCCAATCCGGTTTGTAAGGTAGAAGGATAATTGTGGTGGTCGCATCAGGTTGTGATGGATCAGCTCCTGCATAGTCTTTTGATCCAAATAATCCGGCAGCATGTGTTTCCTTTGTATCCTTCCCCGCATAGAAGTCAGCGAGCATTGATGCTACTGTCTTGCTCTTTAACTCGGCCATGAGTTTATCAAAATTGTCTGAGTATTCCTGCCAAGTTAATTTACCTGTATATTTCTTAACACCCTCAGCTTCATCCATTTTTACTAGATCCGTTTGCATTCCACTAAAATCAATGAATTTGTCCGTAGCGGCAGCCATCTTGCTGGCTGCGTCAATAGAGTTGGCATTCATTATTTGATTACTTCGGTTAGCTATTCCAACCGCATTAAGTCCTACACCCACTTTTGGGTTACCTTCGGAATCGATACTTACATTAACTCCTTTCCCAGCTAACTCAATTATTTTCCCCAGTTGATTTAGTTTCTCAGTATATCTTTTCCCTAATTCATCGACATTTGCTAGACTTCCTTGGGCAGTAATCTGGGCTGAGGAAATACCTTCCCTACTTTTGATGTTCATCTCGGCAATATTCGTTTGTAAAGCTTGGGTCTCCCTAAAATGCTCTTGAGACAACATACTGTTATACATTTGAACCACCTGAGCATAAGTTAAATTATTATCGGTAACACCCTTTCTAAGACTTGAATAAAAATTGACACTTTCTTTAGAAGGCTGAGGCCGGCCGGTTGCAGGATCGATTTTAGTTTGTGGTCTTTTACCTAATTCCGCCCAAGGATGCTCGGATTTGCCTTTAAGAATACCGGCAGCATCGATGTTCTCCATCGTTCTAATATAATCTAAAGCTGCTGCCTTATCTTTTTCTTCCTTCTCCCTTTTCTCCTTTTTCTCTTTTTCTCTTTCAGCATGGCTCTTGATAGCTCCAGCAAAACTTTCACCTAAGCTGGAATACATAGCACCCGCAGAAGCACCTGCACTTTCTATTGATCTGAATACCTGCGGGTCCAGACGTAAAAGTCTGGCATCTATTGATTCACCTACTCTAGCCATAATATTTTCTCCTTAAAAAATTAATTATTTTATGTCAAGGGATTCCATTGTTCAAAACTAGTTTGAGGCATATTGTATGTCGGCGGATTAGAATAACTACCACCACCGCTGGTGCCTCCACCGCTGGTGCCTCCGCCGCTGCCAAATATATCCATAATTCCTCCGGCACCTGCTTCAGTCCCAAGAAAACTACCAACTACATTCCCTAGACCACTATACATCCCAGCTTTCTTCGCTGCTGATGCAGACGTCTGTGCTCCCTGTAGAGCAGTCAAGTTAGCTTGTTCTGCCATAGCAACATTCACTCCCACATCATAATTAAAAGCTTTCGGAGTAGTACCATATTGGGCTTGCTGTTGGCTCACACCTAGCACATCCAACCCGGCACCTTGGGAGGCCGGTCGACCCATGTAAGCAGTGACATCTGGGGCTATTCTCTGCTGCATAGTAAACGCTTGTCCAGCAGTAGTTAATGCTTGCTGTTCTCTCGCATAATTCTCGGCTCTCCTTCTGGCTTCCATATCTTGTTCCTGCGTAAGGAGAGAAGCTTCCATAGCTTGTTCTCTGGCTTGTTCTCTGAGATCTCTCTCTACTATGTCAGAGGTAACGGCTGATCCACTAACGAGTTTTTCCCTTTCCAGATCTCTAGCAATAGCCGATTGTCTAAACTCCTCTTGGGAAATTGCTGTGGAGAGACCGATACCTTGTAAGAATTGCGATTCCCTTGCACTTTCCCTTTGAGCAGCAGCTTCTAATGCAGCCAATTCCTGTTGCCTCTGTTGCAAATTAAGCCCTCCTGCTTGCGTCAATGCTTGCAATCCTATTCCTCGTTGAGCCTGTAATTCAGCCTCTCGTTGAGCCTCTAGTTGTGCAGCGTATTGCAGTGCATCCAACTGTTGTGCTCCACCTTGTAAACCGTAACCGGAAGCTTGGCTCAAGGCTTGCGCTCCTATTTCTTTCTGGGCTTGTAGGGATGCCATTCGTTGAGCTTCTAAATCCCCGGCATATTCTAAAGCCGTTAGCTGTTGTTGTTGTCCCTGTAAACTGAGACCAGCAGCTTGACCCAAGGCTTGCATTCCCATGCTCTGTTGAGCCCGCATCTCGGCCATCCGTTGCGCTTCTAAATCTCCGGCATCACCTAAAGCAGATAGCTGTTGTTGTTGCCCCTGTAAACCGAGCGAACCTGCCTGACCTGCTGCCTGCATTCCCATTCCCTGTTGAGCCTGCATCTCGGCAAAGCGTTGTGCTTCCATTTGCCCAGCAGTGGCAGCCATCCCCGCTCCGGCCTGTTGTTGGGCCATCAACTCTTGGAACCGAGCTTGTTGTAAAGCATCGGCTCCGGAAACCAATCCTGCCCCTGCTTGAGTGGCAGCAATTTCCTGTTGTTGTCTGGCAAGCTCCATCTGCTCTGCTGTCATTCCAGCCTGTAGTCCTTGTGCTTGTCTACGTAACTGTTCTGCTTGTCTCGCTGTCTCCTGCCCCATTGTTTGAGCAGCAGCCTGTTGAGCAATTCCCTGCCGCTGTAAGTCTTCTTGTATTCTAGCTTGTTGCAGGCTTTCAGCTTCTCCTAAGAATCCGGCTCCAGCTAGCCTTTCTGCTGCCAGTTGTTGCGCTCTGGCAATGTCCATTTGTTCTGCCGATACACCCGCCTGTTGACCTAAAGCTCGTTGTCTGAGCATCTCCTCTTGTCTGGTAGCTTCCAATCCGGCTGCACCAAGAACTCCCTGTTGACCCAGTGCTTGCTGCCTGAGCATTTCATCTTGCCTGCCTGCTTCGAGACCAGCGACACTGGTAGCACCAGTTTGCCCTAAAGCCCTTTGTCTCATCATTTCATCCTGTCTCGCAGCCTCCAGTCCAGCAGCACCAAGGGCACCCTGTTGACCTAATGCTTGCGCTTGCCTCTGCTCTTGAATTGCAGCTTGTGTCAAAGCATCTTGTTGACCGAGAAGGGCTGAAGCTAGACCTAAATCCTGCCCTAAATCAGCCCGGCGAGCCTCGGCCATGCGACCAGTAACAGCAGCGGCAGCACCAGTATCTCTAGCTCTACCCTGACGTTGTTGTAATGCCAACATCTCCTGCTCCACCTGGCGTTGTTCTAACGGGGAAAGTGTTCCTGCGCCTCCGATGAGTTCTCCAATTCGTGCCTGCATTGCAATCTGTTCAGGAGAAGCTGCACGTTGTTGAGCATCCATGCCACGCATGGCTGACAACCCTAAAGCTCTTTCCACTTCAGAAGCAGCCCTGACATCGGCACCCATGCCACGCATCGCTGAAGCACTAAGGGCTTGTTCAATATCAGAAGCTCCTCTGGCTTGAGCATCCAGGCCACGCATTCCCGATACGCCTAAAGCGATTTCAAGAGGAGAAGCTCCTCTAGCTCCAGCTCCCATATCTCTTATGGCAGCATCAGCCATTGCGCTTTGAACGCCAGATGGTCCACCTGCCTGTTTTTGCAACAATCGTAGTCCTTCCGCCGTTAAAGCCTGCTCTCTGGCCCCTTCAGTCCTTTGAGTTGCTCCCAAACCTGTTTCAGCAGCTTGCCTTAACGCTTGTTCCGTTGAGGATGCGCCACGAACACCTTCGGCAATATCAAGCAATGCTTGCGCTTGAACATTTTGTTGAACAGCAGAAGGTCCACCTGCTGCTTGTCCCAACAAGGCTTGTGCCGCCGTTCTTATATCGGTTTCTCCCATTCCAGCTAGCCGTTGTTCGAAGCCTAAACGATCCGCCGCAGCGGCTCCCAATGCTGTTTCTACAGGTGAAGCCGTTCTACCAGTAGCAGCCAATTGATCTGCTCCAAACTGTGC